GGTGCTAATCGTTTTTTACCTACTCTATCAGTTGTTTGGTTAAGAGGTACAATAACACCAAGCTCTTCTGCATCATTAATAATCCCTTTCTTTTGATCAGACGTAAATGTATTTGAATATTTTAAACCGGTTTTTGCATTCCACCTACTCCCTCTACCAGAGCCTATATAATTTTTTTCTCCGTTTTTATCTTTACCACCATCACCTATATAAACCGTTTTTGTATCAACACCCGGTGCATTTCTAGTAAAGCCTCCTGTTGTAATTAAAGTTTGGAGAGCGGCCTTTCTTTCTTCTGGTGTAGACTCATCAGTAAGATTTTCATAATCTTCTAAAGCTTTAAGAACCTTTTTTGCTTCCGTTCTTTGGCTTTTTGTAAAGCCGTTTGGTGGCCCGCCATTTTCTAATTGAGCCTTTAATCGTTTTGACCCTGCTCCTTTTGGAATTCCTATTATTTTTTCTTCTCCTACTTCAGCTTCTTCATCCCCTTTGGTTTCTTTACTGGTAGGTTCTATAATTTCATGTTTCTCAGGATCTGGGTTTATTACCTCGTATTCATCACCGGATTCTTTGTTCTTAATTAAAGTCTTTCCTTTTTCATTTACATTTTCTTCGATAGGTACTAAAATATTCTGTAACTCTTCGTAAAAATCATGCAAGCTTTTAGGAACCATTCTTTCAAAGGTTTTTCTATCATCAACCTTTAACGCCTTTCTAACCTTAGAGGCAGATATGTCTTCATCTCCTCTTTTAATTTCATGCCCTTTAAAATCTGGAAGTACACCTAATTGATCTCTATAAGATTGTTTGTCAATCATTCCGCCATAAGACTTCTTTCTATCGGTACCATAACCCCATATAGTAGGTTCATACGCAGGTCTTAGAGCAGAATAAATTGTATCAATTGAACCATTAGGTATTACCGTTGATCCTGATAAGAAAGGATATTGCTTTTGCATTGCCTGAAACATTCTCTGTTGAGCATCTTCATCAAAAGGTCTTTTCTCTGGATCAGGTTTTCCACCTCTTACCAATAAAACATGTACAGGTAAACCGTTAAGATCGTGTAACTGTTTAAACACTTTAGCATGACCTAATGTAAATGGTTGAAATCTACCAACAAAAATATTTACCTTTTTCTTTCCTTGTTCTTTATGAGGAACTTTTAAGGCTTCATTAATGTTTATCTTTGATATGTTTGTAAATTCTTTAAAGTTTAAATAAACTTCTTCTTTAACCATTTCTTCTAAATCATTACCTATGTACAGCTCTTCATTCATCTGCTTAAGCTTAAGATAATCTTCAAATGTTTTAAATTCTCCATCAGTTTCTTCTTGAGCAATTTTTTGAATTTTATCAATCATTTTGTTAAAATCCTCTATAACCGAAGTGGTCATAATTGCACCTTCCTTTTTAGGGTTTCTTTTCTTTCGTAAAGAACCTAACATAATTTTAAAAAGATCCTTAAGTACATCGGATTGTCCAAGAATTTTTTTTGTCTTTTCATTTTTAATTAAATCTAGGTTAAGACCAAATTCGTCAGCCTTTGAAAATTCAGCTTTTTGAAAATCAAGTTTTTGTAAATCCTCTCCTCTTCTTTCAACATAATCATTAAAGAGAGCAGATACCAATTCCAAATATCTTTCTTCTGTTGTTGCCGATAGAACATCATGTCTTCTAAGACCTCTTTCTTCAAGGAATGCTAAAATATCTAAAAGTACAATTTCATTAATGTCAGCAGGTGCTCTCCTTAAATCAACAGGTTCTTTTTCTTTCATAAGAGAACTTGTATAAGGATCTATCATTTTAGCGGATACCGTAGATTGTCCATCGTCGCCATAAAATTTAAAGACTATAGAATCAATAGGATTCAATAAATCATTATGTAACATCGTAGAATTCAGAGAAGGGTTTAATACGCCTTTAATAAGATACTTAGCAAATGAACTTGTACCAAAGATTTCCATTTGGTCTTCAGTAGGTACACTAAGAAAATCTTTTATCTTATCCTTTTGGTTAGAATTTAGTTTACCATAAAAGATAGGCTGCATTGGAGTAACGTGAAACTTTGTAGCCCAATCCTTAATTACTCTAGGATCTTCAATTATCTTTGCAGTTTTCCCTCTCTCATCTTTGACTATAATATGGGTAAGAACTAAACTGTTATGAGGGAGTCTTTCATACTCTATATTAGTAGGCTTATTATTTACAAAGTACTGAAAACAAAATCTCCAGTCATTAGGTACAGTTGATAAAATTTCAGCAGGGATATCAGATATAAATTGAATAGGTCTTTCATAATAGACCATAAGTGTTCTATCAATTAAATTTATAGGTTTCTTAGAATCACCTTTAAAAAACTGTAAAGTATTATCTTTTTTCTGAAATGAAAATGAAGAGCCTGCTAATTTTTCTGTGACAATCAAATAATCATTAAATAGATCATCCAAAAACCCCTCACCTTTTTCTTGGTATACATTTATTAATTCTTTCACGTTTTATATTATTTGTTTCTTTTTATATATTCATGATACATTTAAGATGGTTTAACTTCTATAGACAACAAAAGACTCTATACAGATGATAAAGTCTTCGTTAATAATATTTAATATAAGAACCATTTGCTCCCACTAAAAGGAGAGTATTGATATCTAATACATGCATATTATGCTAGCCGCCGCTACACCAGAAGCCGTTTTAACTTGAGATACTCTTATAGGTAAATGTGTACCTGCTGGAACTGCTGTAAAAGATACCTCGGTACCATCTGCCATTATTACATCAACACTTCCTGTGGCACCTATCCATAAACTTGGATATTGAAACCCTTCAACACCCATTGCACTTTTTGTTGGTCTACCTAGCTCAGTGTCATATGTACATACACTTGCACTTGTAAATAAAAGATTAGAATTGTTCATTTCATTTTGTTTTTTTTATTTATTCCATCCTTATATTTAAATATAATCAATTTAATTGGGAATAAAAAATTTTTTCACTACTTTTTTAAAAAAGTTATTAACAATTATCTACCGTATTTAATTATACCTAGCAATTGATTAATTGCAGCAAACGTACCTGTTAGTTTATAGATCTTGCCTTTATATTTAAAAACAATACCTTCAGTTGGGTATATTGATTCTATACCTCCAATTCTGCCTAACCTTGCAAGTTCACCTTCAACCTTTTTAATTTGATCCACTCCACCGGTCTTTTTAATTTTGCCGCCTTCCGTTTCAATTTGTGTTCTTAGTCTTTTAGCTTCTTCCGTAGGATTAGCTGCTAAAAAGTTAGAAGCATTCTTTAAAATTACAGATCCTAATTCTAAAAAGATATCCTCGAATGGTTCAACATTTTCCTTGTACCTTTTCTTCAGATCTTCCTTATCGAATTTTTTAATTAATGCAGCATCTTTAGGACCAACCACTTTTGCTAATGACCTAATGTTTAAACTTTTCTTATCATTAAATGCCCACCTTTGTAAAAGTCCGTTTTTGATATTTTGTTCTAATGTAGGAAACTGTTTATCGATTAATTCTTTCCACCACATTTCATTGTATGTGGAAATAGAATCTGTATTTGATAAACCATACCTAGTTTGTAAAGCCGCTAACTTTTTTAAGAACTTAGATTTATTAGCAGAAAAATCAAGATCCTTTTGTAATTTAATTGCTCTAGGTGGAATAATTTCAAATGTATCTCCTAAATTCTTTTCAAGTTGAGATAAGATTTGTGGAATTTCCTTAGCCGGGTTTGATTCAACAGAAAGAACATTTCCATTTCCATCAGTAACTTGTACATTATGAAATTGTATTACGTCTCTATCGTAATTAACAACATTAGGATTCTTAGAATAAATAAGTTCCATGTTGATAAAATTCTTACCGTTATCAAAGATAGATTCTTGTTTATCTTTTGGTAAGTTTAATAATAGCTTTGCTAAATCATCAGCAGCAAATTGAAATGTATCTTGTACTAATTTACTAGGATGACCTTCGAACTTATCTTTGATTTGTGAAAGAGACATAGGATCCTTAGAATCTCCTTTGTTTCTTGCAAACATAACTTCTCCGTCCTTCATGGTTGCCCATAAGTTTTGGCCATCAGTTTTTTCAGTAGGTTCTTCTTCAAAGTTTAATTGACCACTAAGACCTGCCTCAATCATTTCTCTAAAATCATTAAAGGTTAAATCTTTATTGTCAAAAGGGTGCATCATATGACCAGATGCTCCACCTTCAAAAATTGGCTCAGCATTATCGCTAACCCACTGTTCAAATAATTTAATGTACTTCATAGTATTTAACTACAGCATTTTTCGTCGCACCAACCTAAACATACCTTTCCAAATGTAATTTTACAAATCAGTTGGCAAACTTTGTTTTTAATTAATTTCATGTTTTTAATTTTTTATCCGTTATTCATTAAGTCATCAACAGATGCTATAAATTCAAAGATTCCATCCATTGCATCCTTTAGTGTTCCTACACCATCTGCATCGGTTCCTCCATCTTCAAGAGAACTATCAGAACACATTGCCTTCCACATGTATTTAGGACCTTTCTTTACAATACTTGCTCCTATTTTTATATTACCTCTATCTAAGTAAAATGATAGCCCATCATCGCTTACTTCTGAAAAATCAAAACTTGTCTGTGAACCTGCCTGTGAAGTTAAATAATCTACGACCTTTTCTTGTTCATCACCACTTATTAGGTTTCCTTTTCTTTCAAGACTTCCTAAGTCTTTATACCATTTATCACTTGGGGCCTTTTCATTAATGAATTCTTCAAATAGTTTTATATTTTTCATATCTTTAATTTTTATTGTTGGCCGTCAAATACTATTGCCATATCTCCTGTTTCCTTGTCATCCAATTCAACATATTTGATACCTGCTTTTTTTGCTTCATCGCGTATTTCAGCTGCATCCCCAACTGCATTACCAAAAACAACAACACAGTCTTCTTTTTTACAGCCTACCTTTTTTAAAGCAGCATGATATTCTTTAGGAAGCTTTTCATCTCCGCCTTCGTCAGCATCAGTAAACCAATCCCAAACTCCATCAATTCCTTGACTGAATTTGTTTGTCTTAGGCCCACCTTTTCTGGCTTTATTTAATTTTTCATTTAAGAAATCTTTGTATTTTAGTATCATGTCTTTATTTAAATTTTACGGTTATACTTGACGGAACATTCTTTTCGTTATCAAAAAGAGATGCCATTGCTTCGTATAATTCAAAACCGCGTTCTTCGTATTGCTTTTGGCCATCGGCTAATTTACCCCAACCTTTGAATGTAACCTTTATGTCTTTTCCACTTTTAGTTTTAAAAGTATTAACATAATCGTCAGATCCTTCGTGGGGTCTATTAGAACCTTGTTGGAAATTTTCAAATGTTTTTATCATTATCCCATACTTGATTGTAAAGCACCTACCATAGCACCAAAGTCATCTTTGTACTTATCTTCTAAACCTTTAACAACTTCTTCAGCTTTAGCTTCATCAAAATCGTCGCCATGAGCAGATTTAAGTAATTCCATTGCATACTCTTTAAATTCTTCAGCAGATTTAATTTCCTTTTCGTTAACCTTAATTAATTTCTTGGAAGCAATTTTTCTGAACTTTTCAGCAATAGTATCATATGATACTTCTTCCTTTTCTTCAGCCTTTTCTTGCTTTTTCAAAATTGCTTTCTTTAAAGGCTCTGGTAATTTTTCTTGTTTCTTGGTTAATGTTTCTGTAATGTCAGTATCAGGAACAGAAGTAACAACCTTTCCACCTAGTACCTCTTCATCACCTACTTGATCCGGTGAAGTTTCAGGCTCTTCTTCGACTTCTTGATCTTTAGTAACTAATTCTTCTCCTTTAGATTCAGGCTCTTCTTTTGGTTTGCCTTCTTCCATTGTAGTTGCAGCGATACCCGCAGCAGATTCTGAACCATCTCCAGTTTCAGCAGGAATAGCTTCTCCAGCAGATCCAGCTTCTTCGTCTTTAACTTCGTCTTCAATAGTTTCAGCTTTAGCTTCCATTTCATCCTTTCCTACTTCTTCTTTAACAGCTTCGTCTTTATCTTCTTCCTCATAATCTTCTCCGTCATGAGTTTTAGATTTATCTCCTTTATTTCCACCTAGAGTTACTTCATCGTATTTTTCGTTCTTAGTAGATTCGTCCTTATCTTCTTCTTCGTAATCTTCACCGTCATGAGTTTTAGACTTATCTTCTTTATCTCCTCCCCATACAACTTTGTCATACTTTTCAGAAATAAAATTGTTAAATGATAGAATTGCAGATTCGTCCTTCTTTTCTTCTTCTTCGTCATAATCAACATCCTTTTTCAAAGCGTCGATTTCAGCGTCATCAGTTTTAACAGCACCTTTATAGTGATCCTCTTTTTCTTTATCATCTTCGTGATCAACTTTCTTATCACCTTTATCTTCTAATTCATCGCCTTTCTTTTCGTCTTCGATACCGTCTTCTTCGTCATCTTCAGAAATAGGATTAGCGGAATCAGCTACAGGAGCAGCGTAATCTTCGTCTTCTTCGTTATCATCGTGATAATTAACATTCTTATTAATAGTTTCTTCACCTTCTTCAACAAAATCTTCGAATGTTTTAATTCTTCTTGTTGCCTTTGGAGTTTCAACGTCTTCTTCAGCTTTTGGAATACCGTCTTTGTCTTCGACGTCATCAGCTTCATCAGGTACTTCTTTAGTAACTTCTTGTTCATCAGAAACTTTTTCTGCCCCTTCTTCTCCAGGTAGTTCTTCAGGTTCACCAACTTCTAATCCATCATCTTCGATTTCATCAGCAGTTTCTTCACCATCACCTTCTTCTTTAGGAACGGCTTTACCGGCTTTACCAGCATGTTCAGTTTCTTCAAGTTCTTTACCAGCAGATTCTACTGATTTAGGTTCACCCATTTCTTTTTCTTTATCCGCTATTTCTTCTGCCTCATCTTCGCTGATATCAGCCTTTTTAGGTAGATCTTTTAATAGAGATTCAAGCTTTGTTAACAACTTCTTTTCTTTTGCTATTTCTTCAAGACTGTTGTAACCAAGTTTCTTAACAAGATCAAGTAATCCTGCTCCGTGTGTTTTAGTTAGAGATTCCAATACAGACTGATCTGATTCTAGAATCGCAGAGAATTTTTTGATTGGTTTCATGCTATTATTTTCTTTTTTTTATATATTCAACTCTTTTGTCTATTTATATTATAGTTAATATCTTATTGTTTGTACTTCACATGGAAACTTTTGTTCCTTGTATATTTTTCTTCGTTCTATACCGTGGCGGTATACATAATTCATCCATTCAGTACCGTCATTGGTATATCTAAAATCGTCTACAAAATCATATATTTTAACATGAGATTTAGAGTGATGCTTTCTTAATCCTCTACCTATACTCTGTCTAATAATAACTTCACTTTTAAAACTTTCAGCAAAAAAGATATTATGTATCTTGTTAATTGATATCCCAGTTGAAAATGTACCGTAACTAGCTACGATAATAATGTCTTCACCCTTTTCCATTCGCTGTTTGAACTCTTCCCTTATATCCTTTGAGATTGTTCCATCAACATAGTATATCTTTTTGTCTGTGATTTCCCTTAACTTATTATATATTTTCTCTCCGTATGCTATCTTGTGAAAAAGAACTAATGAATTAGAATTTGTCTTACCTATAACTTTGGATATAAAATCAAGTCTTTTGTCAGATTGATTAATAAAGTTTTGCTCAAGACTAAAAAGATTTTTTCTATCTACATAATTTCTAGATAATTGCCAAAATGCATCTTTTTGTTCGTCGGTTGCATACTCCATTTGTAATTGAATAACTTTACAGTTTGAAATATGTCCTTCTTCTTGTAATTGTGCTGCTCTTACTTGAGTGACTAATGGTCCCATTGCACTCATTAGAGTCAGCCTATCCACAGTACCTCTTTTAGGAATAGTACCACTTAAACCGAATCTGTAATCACAATGCCAGCATTTATCAGTTATCTTTTGAATTGAAGCCGCTTTAGCCTTATGTGTTTCATCGACCATAACAACATCAAATTGTTCAAAATAATCTGCTTCTTTTTTGACTAGTGATTGGTATGTACCTATTACGATGTTTGAACTTTTTCTTATCTTAACACCTGAATAAATTTGTTGTACTTTTAATTGTACTCTACTCTTGTAATTATATTGTTCAAAATCTCCGGTGGCTTGAAGAACCAATTGTACATTAGGTACAATAAATAAAATTTTCTTCTTTTCTAATTTTTCCATCAGATATGCTACTACCATGAAAGAGATTAGAGTTTTACCTGCAGAAGTTGCAAGTTCAGCTAAGCATCTACGGTACTTAAGAATTTTAAATGCTGCATCTACTTGATACTCTCTAGGTTTAATGTCAGGGTGATTTGCAAAAAAGTCATCAACCCATTCTCTAAATTTAGCTTCTTCGATGTCAGTATCAAAAATTTCAGTTACACCGTTTATGCTTAAAGGTAAATCATATTCTTTACAAATATCAACTACTTCTTTCCATAAACCTGAAGGTATTTTATTTCTCTTGATAAATGATATGTTACCGTCCCATATCTTTTTCTTTACCAATGGATGAAATCTCCATCCTTCAATTTTTTTAGTCAAGCTACTTTTTAATTGTTCATATTCCAATTCAGTACACCCATCAACTACTAAAAACTTTTTGTTATCTGATAATGAAAGTTCCATATTACATCTTGTCCTCCAACTGAATTCTATTACGAATAGCAAATGCCATGTTGTCTAATGTTCGTATACATTGATCATAATAATCAATATGAGATTCGATTAGATTAATTTGTATTTTTAATGGAGCTAGGTCAGCTTTAATAAAAGCATTCTTTTCTCCATTCGTTAATTTAATATCATAGTTAAGACTATAATTTCTATACGACTCTTTCCAGTATTTATCCCATGCCGCATTTCTTTTATACACGGTTGATTTAAATTCACTAATTTTATCTAATAGAATTTGTCTATATGATAACATAAAAACTTGACACTCTGCTAATTCATTATAGGTTTTACTTTTGGAGATTAAGTCTTTAATCTTATCTTTCCATTCGCCTCTATCCTGAATAAACTTTTCTTCAAGTTTTTCATTTGCCTCTGTAATTTTTTCTATATCTAATGCCATCTAAAATATTCCTTTATCGTTGTTCTTTTTAAAAGTAGAAGTCTTAGGCTTAAATTTCTTTTTAGGTTCTCCTATTGAAAAAGTAGCTTTATTTTCTACATCTTTTATTTCACTCTTAAATTTAGTAAAAAGTTTTAACTTAATTTCACTTGTTTCTAAATCATCATAAAAGTTTTCTAATTCTTCAGATTCGTTAATAAATTGTTCGTATGTCTTAATCATAAAAATATCATATCCTTTGGATCATTTGTAAAATAGCTATGTAAATTATCTAAACAACCTGTTCTATTTTTAAATTCGTATTTTACCAAATCATTAAGATCCTTTATTCTTTTGTTTAACAAACCATGATCTCTTAAAAACTTTTCCCACATAAACACGCTTTGCTTTATCTTAATTTTTTCAATCATTTTAGTTTTACCTTCATGATCATTATCTAAAAGATATCTTGCAGTTGGTATTTCATCAAAGTCGGTTATCTTCTTTTTTACTCCAGTCAGTCCTATTGAATTATTCATAAACATTGCATCTATAGGACCTTCGAAAATATTAAACTCTCTACCCATATCAACTCTAAGAATACCAAATAGCATTGATATTTTATTTATCGCGGTCAAATCTTCTTCCGATAAACCATGCTTGATATTTAGCCTATTGTAAATTCTTTCTAAATTCCATGTCTTGTATTTAGGGCCACCATTGCTTTCTAAGTCTCTAGTTTGAAATCCTACAATCTTACCATTACTATCAAGATTAAATACATACAATTCCATTCTTTTAGGATCATAACCAAAGTGTTCTAATTTATGATGTAATAGCCTACTCTTTAAATATGGATAAGCTCTATATGTTAATTCATTAATAGGATATACATTAAACCCAGAACTTAATTCATCAAATGTTAATGCAAGTTTTTCAATTTTTTCAAATAAGTAAAAATCTAAGCTTTCACCTAAACTAAAATGTTTACGGTTTTCTTTAATAAAATTAAGTACCGTTACTCTTTCCTCACCTTCAAAGTTTTCGTTATAGTCTTTAAGAAAATCGTCTAATGTTTTATGTTCGCTACAATTATAGCAGTGGTAGTATAAATCGTTCCAATAGATATTCCCTCTCTTCTTTCTAGGGTTATCATGTGAATCTCCACAGTATGGACATGCAAAGTTTAAACGACCTTGGCTCTCCATCACCTTCTTTTTATCTGGATGACTGTGGTTACGAAAAAGGACCCGGCTTACCTTTTCGATAATTCGGGCCCTTAAATCTGAACTAATGTTAATAGTCTCGCTCATATATTAAAGGTCTAGGCCTGCAATAAAATCATCAAGATTATCATTTGATTCGGCCGTTTCAGCCTTTGGTGCTGCTGCCGTTGTAGTTTCAGCCTTTGGTGCTGCTGCCTTAGGAGCAGAACTCGGAGTAAAGTCCGACTGATTTTCTGTAACTACTTCGATAGATTTACCTGGACTGTTGAATTGAGATAATACATTCATTACCTTATTTCTTGTTTCATCTGTCCAAGGAGAATATTCAAAGTTTGATAAATCAGGAGCATTGTTTAGATATTCTAAAATACCTTTTCTTGCTTCATCAGTATTAGTTACCGGTTCTCCCTCTAATACCATAGGACTTTTTGTTCCTTGGAATTTTGAAGAATCGTAGTTTGGAAAACCACCTTTCTTAGAAATAACCAATTCAAAATTCTTTCCTTCAAACGGATCGAATACTTGTGTTGGTTCATCGAACTGAGGATTAAGTTCTTCTTCGATTTTGGTTTTAATTTTCCAACCGAATTTGTAAACTTTAACCTGTCCCTCTAGGTCTCTGTTTTGAGGATCTTTAACGATCTGAACGAGAGCATAAAAATTCTCTCTCCTTTTTAAGGACTCAGACATTTTCTTATCCACAGCAGATTCTGAATTTCTTAATTTGAAAAACATATCCTGTACTGGACATTTATCACCAACAGTTGAAGGTGAGTCAGCATAAAAGCCATTTCCGTCACGGTCTTCTAACCAGTAAACGAATTTTCTAATAAATGGTTTTCTTGGGTTTTTTGCATTAGGTAAGAACCTAACTAATGAACGGTATACACCGTCCTGTCCTTGATCGGGTTTTGGAGTATAAAGATCGGATCCACCGCTCTTCTTTTGTTCTCCTGTGTCTAAATCTGTAACACTTACGTTAAAAATGTCGAATTCATTTGCCATAATAATTGCCTTTGTTTTTGTTGTTAATTTATATTTAATTTTGGATTAACACACAGCGAAGCCATATAACTTATCTAGAATTGCCTATTTACTTGCCGCGATTAATGCCGTTTTAAAAAGGTTTCAATATTGTTGATTCCTTTATTATTATATATTCACAATGGTGAATTGTTTCAGAGTATTTCAGAATTTTTTTCAACTACTGCAACTACGTCTTGTTCACGTATGCTATATATCTTTTCACCATCCATATCTATATTAAAGCCTGCTAAGTCATGCCATAATAATCTTGCACCTACCGCTATATCTGGATCTGTTATCTTAGGTCCTACTGATATGACTGTACCTGTGTAAGGTGGAGCATTGTGTTCATCTTTACCATAAGCAGGTAAGATAATTCCACCAGTTTCTGTAATGATATCTTTAGTTAAAAAGATCCTATCATTAAGTGCATTAATTTTATTTAAAGTTTTTTTCATAATTCTGAAACAATTGTTCGAAACACTAATATAATATTTAACTAATCCCAGAAGGGAAATATAGTATTGCTAGTAGATAAGATTAAAGTAGTTAAGTTTGTATGCACGCTGCATTTTTTATTCCTGTTTGTAAGATAAAGTACGCATCAACTAAATCATCAATTGGCTTAGGTATTTTTTCTGAGTAGTCTTTATCCTTTATCCATTTCCACAGTTTTGTATTCTTAAGGACATCATCGTTAAGTACATTATCCTGAAATGCTTTAACCATATAATGTTTGTTTGCATTACCTTTTCCTGCTGTCTTTTTAACAGCGGATGGTTGATAAACAGAAATGTTATCATGACCACACCAATTAACGAGGCCCTTTCTTAAAAATGAATTATACTGAATTAGGTCAATAAATGAATTTCCTTTTGACCCGTAAGAAAAACCTTCAAGGTAAACTTGATATTCGTCTGAATCAAAATTTTCTTGAAAATATTTAATAATAAGATTAGAGATATTTGTACCGTCTATCATTTTTTCACGTTCTCTGACAATAAACTCTTTGCTACGTGGGCCTCTGTCATATATAACAGAATCTAAAGTTTTATTTTCCTTTAATGAAAAATGTAACTCAAATGCCTTTAGGATCTTTTTTTCAAGATCCCTTCCCCCATAATTAAAAAATGAAATAAAATGGTAGCCGTTGTCGTCAAGTATACAACAGCCTGGGCTATTTATAGAAAAATCAATACCTATGTGAATCATAAATTATATACGCTTACCAAGAACTGCACCTAATGCTGCTCCGACCAAACGACTTGTTAAAAGATCATACAATACGCCTTTTTGGATTCCTAATACTTTAGCAATTGTTTTTCCAATTGTTTTCCCTAAAGCGAAACCTGCAAGACCACCAAAAATTGAACCTAACATACCTTCCTCGATAATGTTATTCATAACACTTTCGATATCATTTCCATTTTCATGTTCTTTAACTAACCTTCCGACTGCTTCGTCGATTAGTTTTTCTTGATCCTCTGTAATATCGTTAGCTTCGTTTAAAAGCTCCATCATTAATTTTGGATCTGCTTCTTCAGTTAAATGTTCTAAAAATGTTTTCATAGTATTAGTTTCAATTTTATTATATATCTAATCTAAATCGACTACGATATCTAAATCATTATATACAAATGTCATATCAAAGGTTTGGAATTCTACAGTGTTACTTGAAAAGTTAAGATCTAAAGCAGATAAAGATTTAAAAATCATTCTTTTCATTTTGGCAGTTACAAAAATATTTCCTTGTGAGTCCATAATTTGTATACCTACACCTTCTGGTACAAATGGAGTTTTTCCATCAAGTACATAATAGTGCTGGAAAATTTCACGAGCCATCCAGTAATTAACATATCCATCAAATGCTTGCATAGTAATAGTAACTTCCATTGGTTCATTGGTTGTTGACAGAGGCAAAGATCCTCTCCACTTTTGAGCATTACCTGGAAAAGGTTTTTGTTCTACATCTTCTTGCGTAGGCCCTGGTAAATTTAAAGATTGTATTCCATAATTTAAAAAGTCAATAGGCTCAGTAATCATATTACCTGGCATCCTATTAAGATATGGTTTATACTTATCTGAAATTTCCTTAGGTATAAAGTTTCTAGGAAAATTAAAAAGGAACTGATTATTTCTTGCACTTATTAACATCTATCTTCTTCTTCTTTGTTTATTATCTCTAATTGCTTCTCGTTGTTTTCTTAATGTTTCCTGTGCAGCAAGTGCATCAGCTGCTGCTTGCGCTGCTGCTGCGTTAGCCTGTGCTGCTTCTAATGTCGAGGAAGTTAAATCGGCAGAAACATCTGCTAATGAATTTGTTAATTCTGAATTACTACTTCTTAACGCTGCTATTGTGGTTACATTTTTTTCAATCTCACTTTTTAATTTGCTAATTTCTAATTTTAAGTCTGCTGCTTCTTTTGCAAGTGTAGCAACTTCAGCCGATGAAGTATCTAAAAGTCTATTATATTTACTTGTCATACTTTCTTGAGCCTCATCAGAAAATGAGAGAAATTTACCAGTGTACAATGTAGTTTCATCAGATACATCCCCTTCTTCGCTCATCATCTGTGATGATACGAAAAAGTTTTTATTATCTAAAGCAAGAATTTTTTTAGAATCTTCTTCACTTATTCTAAAAAGGACTTGTCCTTGTGATAAATCTAATTCATATACATTGGTATAGTAAGGAATTTTAATAATATCATTTTCTCCTACGAAATTAATATACAGCTTACCTACATTAGATAAGTCAATTGGATTGTCTGATCCATCCACTTCATTAAATAAAGTAAAAAGAATATAATCGTCAAAGGGTGATATTCTAATTGTCCCATCTCCTTGTGGTAAAATTTCTTCACTAACTGAAAGATTCTTAAACCTCTTGTAAATCATAGCCTGTGTTTCTGGTTTTGCTAGTTGTGTATTAATCGCCATTTTCTGTATCTGTTATATTTTGTATCTTAACTGGAGATATTGAAGCTTTAACATTTAGTCTATCTCTAAAAGAAGTAACATAATTGGTTCTTACAACTAATTGCTCAGTTACCTTATCACTTGTATTTGCATCGTTACCACCACCTTGTGATACAACAATTTGGTTTCCACTATTATCTCCTAATTTATTGTATACTTTTGCAATAGTAGGAACAGTACCTAAGTTTAATTTCATTAATCTTCTACCGTACTTTTTAGGATCGTATGAAACAAGTCTTGCCTTTTTAATTATCTGTGTATTATCGGCTCTATTGTAAAGTCTCATAGTATAATTAATTGCATAAGAAACTGCAACTGAACTGTTAAGTATGATAGGTCTAAAAAGAGTAGGCAAATCAAAATCATCAGTCTGTGTAAATGTTTGTTCACTACTTACATTAAATTGATTTCCTATTTGTTCACTTACTACTATTTGGTGAAAGATCATATAATTTCCACCTGACGAATTTAATTTAGCAATAAAGTTAGCAAGAGAAGATCCGTTTACTTGACCAGTAAGTTCAAAATAATCTCCACCAATAGATTCTTTAACTTCCGCATATAGGTTATCATATATATCTCTAGAATTTAGCTTAGCTGTATTTATATCCTGTACAGAATAGATATCATAACCATTTTCATTTACAGTTTGATATATTCCTCGTGCCTTAATAGTTATAGGTGTTGTGCTAATAAAACCTTTTCCACCCGTGAACCTATAAGCTATTCCATTTGTATCATTTGGATCAAATGTATTTAACATATATCGCAAAGAAGGTACTCTCCATTCAATATAAGTAGCATATAACCTATCTGCTAAAAGAAGAGGGTCTGGGTTAAATACTGGAGTATCTGTTTTCAAAAAATTAATAGAAGCTAAATTGATTTGTTTACTATCTCTACGAGTTGCTTCTATGTCAAATATTATTCCGTCATACTGACCTTCAAAATTAAAACCAGAAATAAAATGTACTCTTACCGTATCATATACAATGTCAATATCAGGCGAAAAGTTTTGTAATAGGTTTTGTGTATCAGTTAATTCTGGGTCGTAATCATTGTAAGGTACACCTACATCATTATTTAAAAATGCATATCTTGTTCTATCATCTGATATTGCAGCTGCTGATATGTCACGATAGTTACCCATGGTAGCCGCAACATTTTCTCCATTAAAATAATACATCCCATTAGTATAACCGTCTTCCATTAGTTCAACAGGATATTGTGCTGTATTAAATTCAGCAGGATTAGCCTGGTCGGTATAAATGTACTCGACTAGTATCTGATCTGATATTTGTATAAACTTTGATGATTCCATTATACCTTATTTATTTTCCCCATTGCAATATTTTTGGAGTATAGCTTAAACCTAAACCAAACATTGGTCCGATTGCATATGAATTTGTTCCTGGGTTAATAGCCATTCCATACCCTACCTGAAAACCTAATCCCCATTCCTTTCTTGTTTGCCTTAAGACTTTTTTGTTCTTTTTATTATCTAGAATACTTGCACCTTCTATTTTTGAAAATGTAACTCCTGGATAAGGGGTTTCTACATTTATCATAATTTTACCAGTTTCTTTGTCCTTTACTAAATAAGTAGAAAGAGAAAGAGATTGCGCAATATTAAAATTACCTACACCAGGAATAACTGGGTTATCTAATTTAGAATCTAATGAATAACTTATATCACCTGTGAGTTTTCTCCAATTTCCTTCTGAATAAAAAAGTGAGTCAGAAAAAGAGAGTGTCCCTCCAGTAGAATCCCCTACTCCATTAACAGCAACTTCAATAATTGAATCCTTAATAATGGTTACAACTTCTGTTATTGTAATTGGTGGCTTATTTTCTAAATCTTTGTAGTCTCCTAACAGATTATTATATTGACCTTTTAATTCAGCAACAGTTAATTCATAGCCTTGAATTTGTCCAATAAGATTTCCGTTTGAAGAAACATATTGTTGTAAAGTATCTCTTGATGCTTCATAATTATTAACAACTCTTTTAGTCTCATTCTTGCTTTCAACAAGATCCCCCTTTAAACCTGAAATTCTATTGCAGTTATTTAGGTTTAAAAGAATTAATAAAACAACCACCCCTCCTATTAAGAGGGAACGATTTTTTGGATCAAAGATCCATGCTATTATTTTAGTTATGATTTGCATGAAACAATATCT